CTTTGATTGCAACCATTTCTAATGGTTACGAAGGTGGAGAACTTGAATTTAAGCAAATTGAAAATGATGGGATTAATGTAATGAAACCTAACATGGATTTAGGCTCTGTAATAATTTTCCCATCTTATCAATGGCACCGAAGTACGCCAGTGACAAAAGGAACAAAACAGTCATTGGCGATGTGGTGCTTAGGCCCACCGTTTAGGTAAAATGCATGAAGAAAATTGAATTAAATACTTACCAAAAAATTAAACCAACCACCAAAAAGGAAAAGCCCCAAAAGAATAGTAGGGGTAATACTTGGGCTACAGAACTTGAAACTAAGTTAAGTGATAGGGTTGGTGGAAAGAGGACATATCCAAGTGGCTAGAAAGAGAGGAACTTTACTAGATGTTATGCCGGGAAGACATCAGGTGTTCCATGAGGAACCTGACGAAACTTTTACCATAGAAACTAGGCAAGATGCTCAACCTATTATTGATGCGAATAAAATAAAGTTTAATAACTATGGTGATAAACTTTCTACCGGTAAAAGGGGTGACTGGCATCAGGTTGCTTCTATACCCTCCACTGTTATGGATCAGTGGATCAAAGAAACTAATGGGGCTATTTTAGATGATCCCAAATTATTAGCGGCAAAACTCAATGATCCTGATTGGGCGTTATTGAAAACATCTCCAACAAATATATAGAGGAAAAAACGATGGCTGGATTACTACCACTAACAACTCATACCTTGTCAGCAACTACGACAAGCGGTGCTACAAGAACGTCTGCGTTTGCTGATGGTTGCAGTTCTATAATGGTAACAGCAACTGCAGACTGTTTCATAGCATTTGAATCTGCTACACCGACAGCGACTACCTCTTCCACTTTTATTACGGCAGATTGGCCTTATACATTTTATGTTCCACCGTCAGGAATCACTGCTTCCGCTGGACATAAATTAGCCGCAATAACAGGAACTGGCACGTCAACAGTTTACGTTACAGAACTAGGTAATAACTGATAATCCATGGCGATAAATACTTACAGTAGTCTTCAGACCGCTGTCGCTAATTGGCTAGACAGAAGTGATCTAACAGATAGGATACCAGAGTTTATTACTCTGGCAGAGGCCCGTATGAACCGGATTCTTAGAATAAGGATTATGGAGTCTGTAAAGGTTATGTCTTTAGTAGGTGGAACTAAAAGATACCCCCTTCCTTCTGATTACCTTCAACTTAGAACCATAAAGTTTACTAAGTCTGCTTTGGCTACTGACAGCCTTAACTCTGATATGACAGACTCTCAGAATACGGCAGTTCTAGGTGATGCTACCCCTTCAGGTGGAATATTATCTGGAGGTTTTAGTAGCAGCGGAACTGTTATGATAGGCTTAGAGCAGATGGACTACACTGGAATATCCACAAATACCCTCACAGGTGTTACAAGGGGTGTTAATGGAACTACTGCCGCTACACATAATTCCGGTGATACAGTCTCCCAAATATATAAATCATTTACCTCTGGAACAATATCCGATAAGACAAGACCTATTGATCCTCTACAATATGTCTCGCCAGAACTTCTAGCCAGAGTATATGCTGGTAATTCAACCGGAAGGCCAAAGGTATATACAATGAGAGCCGGTTATCTTTTATTCGGCCCAGTTCCAGATTCAATATACCAGTTGGAGATTGACTATTACGCAAAGGTTGCGGCGCTAACTGATTCCGCAACTACTAACGATATGCTTACAAATAATCCTGATATATATTTATACGGGGCATTACTAGAGGCAGAGCCATTCTTAATGAATGATCAGCGCGTTCAGTTATGGGCTACTGCTTTTCAAGAGTCTGTAAGAGCCTTACAACTACAAGATGATAAAGATTCTCATTCAGGAACTGAATTGAGAGTTATGAACACAGGCGGGTATCACTAATGGCACTAGAATCAGCAACATACATTGATGAATTAGTAAGTACAAATCCTCTTGCTTCGGACAATGTTAGTCAGGGAGATAATCATCTTCGTCTAATCAAGTCTGTATTACAGAGTTCATTTCCGTCAGTTGATATGGCGGTTAATGCAATTCATGCTTCAGACTCAGCACCAGCCGTAGCCATTACAGCGGGGTTGATTTGGTTTGATACCAGTGCTAATCTATTAAAAATAAGAAATGAAGCCAACGACGCTTGGGTTACGCTAGCGGTTTCACCAGTTACAAGTTATGAAGTTGACCTGAATGGCGCTAAACTTATTTTAGACGCCGATGCGGATACTTATATCACTGCGGATACAGATGACCAGATAGACATTACTATAGCCGGTGCTGATGACTTTCAGTTCACAGCAAATGTATTCGGTGTTCTGGCCGGATCAACTATCGTATATGAAGGCGCAACTGCTGACGCCTATGAAACTACGCTGACCGTTGTAGACCCAACGGCAGACAGAACTGTATCACTACCCAATGCCACAGATACCCTTGTCGGCAAAGCCACTACAGATACCCTAACAAATAAAACTCTCACTAGCCCCACAATAAACGCTGGCGCTTTAACGGGTGCTTTTACAGGAACAGCAGATTTAACTGGGTTGGTTCTTCAGGGAGCCAGTCCTATTGTATTGGAAGGCGCTACTTCAGATGCCTATGAAACTACAATAGCCGTCACTGATCCAACTGCTGATCGGACTTGGACTATTCCTAATTCAACCGATACTTTTGTTGGTAAGGCAACCACTGATACCCTCACTAATAAAACCCTGACAAGCCCAACTATAAATGCTGGCGCATTGACAGGGGCATTTACCGGAACCGCTGATCTTACAGCCTTGGTTCTCCAAGGAGCAAGCCCCTTAGTATTTGAGGGTGCAACGGCAGACGCTTACGAAACCACACTAGCGGTTACCGACCCCACCGCAGACAGAACACTAACGCTACCCAACGCTACAGATACGTTGGTAGGTAAGGCTACGACTGATACTCTTACAAACAAAACATTAACAAGCCCTGTTCTTAATGGAACGCTATCAGGAACTGCTTTCCTAGATGAGGATGATATGTCATCTGATAGCGCCATTGCAGCGGCTTCGCAGCAATCAATCAAGGCTTATGTTACTGCTCAAATTACAGCAGAAGACTTAGATATTACTACAGATAGCGGAACTATAGATATTGATCTTAATTCCGAAACTCTGACCATTGCTGGCGGAGAAGGAATAGATACTTCCGCATCTGGTACTACGGTAACAATAGCGGGTGAGGAAGCCAGCACCTCTAATAAGGGTGTTGCATCATTCTCCTCTGATAACTTCTCTGTTTCCTCTGGCGCAGTAACCATTAAAGATGCCGGTGTTGCTAATGCTGAATTGGCTAACATGGCTGCAAACACTATTAAGGTCAGAGATGCAAACTCCTCTGGTGTACCCTCAGATGTAGCATTAGCGACCACTCAAATACTTATAGGAGATGGCACAGGATTCACTGCTGCCGCCCTATCCAGTGATGCAACCATGACCAATGCTGGTGTGGTTACCATTTCTGATAATGCTGTGTCTCTAGCGAAGATGGCTGGACTTGCAAGAGGTAAGATAATCTATGGAGACTCAAGCGGTGATCCCGCTGCTCTTGCAGTAGGAAGTGCTAACTACGTTCTAACAAGTGACGGAACTGATATTTCATGGGCTGCTGCAACCACTGGTGATATTACCGGTGTTACGGCTGGAACTGGATTATCAGGTGGCGGAACTTCAGGCTCAGTAACATTAAATGTAGAAGCCGCTCAAACACAAATAACGAGTCTTGGAACTATAGCCGCTTTCCGCTCTACTGGTATTGATGACAATGCCGACGCATTGGCGATGACGATAGATTCGTCAGAGAATGTTGGTATCGGTGTTACTTCCCCCAAAACGAAACTTACGATTGAGGGTGCGCTTACTCTTAAAGAGCAGTCTGCTGCTGATTCCGATACTGCTGCATACGGTCAACTCTGGGTAAAAACCGCTACTCCCAATCAACTCTATTTTACTGATGATGCTGGTACTGATGTTCAGTTGGTTGCTGGTGGCGCTACAGTAGGCTCTATAAATGATCTAACAGACGCCCTAGTAGAAAACAACTC